CGCAGCCCAGTTGGTCTGTGTGGCGTTGATCTTCTCATCCAGCTCCATGATCCGGCTGACTGCTCTTTCTGTCGGATTGCCTGGTGTTGTGCCATGTCCTCCTTCACTGGTCAGCTTCGGTGATCTGATCGGATGATAGAGCGTTTCTCTCAGCGCACTCAGATCCTCGATCTCTTTCTGTAGATGCCTGACTTCCCTTAATCTCTCAAGGTTCATCGCCATCCTCCATTTCTTTGATGGCATCATCGATTGCCCATGTCAGATCGCAAAGTGCAAGCACCGCAGCTTTAAGAGCCTTTCGTACTGCTTTAAGCTGTTTTTTGAGTAGTTCTTTTTCACGTTCAGGATTACTCATGCTTCCTCCTTGAGTACATCGCATTTGAATTGAACGCACATGCCGTTTTCGTCCTCTTCATCACATTCACAGGTCTTTGGATCATGCTCACAGACGATGCACTGCTCTAACCGTCTTGCAAGGTTCTCAAACATTGCCTTTAATGATTCGTTCATACTCACAACCAATCGATCAGCTTTTCTGCAATCACGATCACAACCAATAAGCCGATCATCGTCCACATCGGTGAGAAGACCACCCACCATGACCAGTCAATCAACCGGAAGGCTTTCAATACGATGAATATGATCTGAAGTACATCCAGTGTTCCTACTCCGCTTCTAGTGTCTCTGTCTCTCATTTTTCTTTCCTCCACAAGCCTAACTGTTCATGGCTTTTTTTCTTCTTAGGTCTTGGCTTGTACTGTTTCCCTGTGTCAACATCGCCAAGATCTGACTGTGCATATTCTTTGCAATTATTCGCACGTTTTACTTGGCTCTCTGATAATACTTCTTCATGCTCTCCGCAATAATAAACATCGCCATGACAGCAGAATGCACAATATCTGCAAAACTGGCTCATTCTGACTTCCTCTCAGACTTTTTCAGCTGTTCCATAAAATTTACACCAGCTGTCCATCCATTGTTGTAACCGAATGAATATCCAACCAATAGCAGTCCGATCATACCAAGCACATCGGCTACAACTACAATTACATTGTCATTCATTCTTCTTCCCTCAAGTACGGCTTCGGCAGCGGAGCAGTGAAAGTCCACAATCCAGCCGTAAACGTTTCTTCGTTGTCCATATCGTAGGCAAGGCGATCTCTTCCATAGATCATGGTTATCTGTAATGCCACGCTCAGGAATTCCTTTATCTTGCGATCCATCGCCTTTCCGATCAGATCAAGACTATGGCTCTGCCAATCGTATTTCTTGTAGGCTCTTCTGCGCTTATTCATGATTACCACTTCGGTGTCTTTTCAAACACCTCCACCCCTTCGCCATAACCAATGCTGGTGAGCAGATCACCCATCAGACGATCGGCAGCAATATGGAACTCCTCTTCGTCATACTTCTCAGCCAGTGCTTTCATCTTTTCAGTAAATTCTTTAGGTGTCATGATATCTGCCTCACTGATTATTATTGATTCACATGTAATACTAGTCATTCTTCTTCCCTATCACCGCTTAAGATTCTCATAGCTTTGTCCGCAAGGTCAGCTTCATTCTCTTCCACAACCTTTTTGCAGACTTCAGATACACGCTCCTTCACCATGTCCTGTACTTTGCGTTCCATATTCCACTGCTTACGGCACTGTTCACCGACATAATCACGGACGAACTCTTCAAACGATTTATATCCTTTTCTGCCACAGAATCCGTCATCAAGATTGACTTCCTTGCCGTACAAGTCTTTCAACACATCTTCGATTTTCTTGTCACAATATTCCCTTGCAATGCTTTCGGCTTTTTCTTTTATTGCACGCTCAACTCGATATTCAATTTGATCAGCGACTACGTTTCTGATTGCATTGTCAATCTGTTCCTCTGTGATAAGCTGTTTCATTGCTTCAAGCACTAAATCTTTTTCAATCATTCTTCATCCTCCTCTTCGTCAAGCATTCCATAGAATCCCCAAATATTTGTATACAGGTTATCGATTGCTTCAAATGCTTCTTTGGTCGGCATTTCACCATTTTCAGCAGCTTTAACACCTTCCTCAAAACCTTTTGAAAATTCTTCGCACAATATAACCGTTCACTCCAATATCAACGGCTCTTCCTAAAGCCTGTTCAATGCCCTCTGTAGCACCACCGCCACCGCAGAAGCAGTCAATGATCAGTCCTTCCATTCAGATCCCATCCCATCATCTTCATCTCATTCAGCATCATCTCTTTCGGAATTCCCTTGCCTTTGAAATAGCGATCAAGGAAATTGTTCTTTGCGATCCGCTTGCACAGCTCGCCCAGATCGATTGCTCCGACCTCATAGGCGGTCATATCGTCCATGTCCTTTTCAGCGATCTTCCATACTGCATCGCTTGCCTCCTCGTCCTCTGGTACAAGTGTGTCTCTGAAGAAGGCGATGCGATCAGACGGATATTCCATCTGCCGTCCTTCCTGAAGGAGATAGATCATCTCCATATCGTATGGAATTCCATCGATTTTGTGTCTCGTCATTATCGTTTAGCGTATTGAGATTTAACACGCTCTCCTTTCTCTGCTTTCAGCCGGAGCAACCGTATAAACTCATCAACATCGGTGTGAGGCATAGCCAGGGCGAACAAGTTTGAGCGAAAGAACGCCTCAATCTGTTTGATCTCTGCCTGTGCCTTCCTTCTCTGCGAGGACATTTCGATAATCCGCACGATCTTCTTGATCGCTCTCTTATTTTTCGCCTCGTCCTGTCGAACCATGCCGAATTTGCCTTTCCGCATATAGCGGTTCTTTCCGTATGCGATTGTTGCCTTGTACAGATTCCGTCTGAATTCTTTCTCGCTGATGTAGCCACGTTCATTGATGATCAGCGCATCAACATAATCGATTGAGGCTACTTCAACGATGGCTGCTGCCAACTGAGCGTAATTGCGCTCTGTTCCGTCCTTGCCAAACATCAGAATGGCAGATCGCTTTCATCGATCTCAATAGGAGTGCCGAAGCCATTCATAAATGACTGCTGAGTGGCTTTCTGAGCCGTCTGAGGAGCATTCTGCGGTGCGGTGACCTGTGCTTCATTGTGCTGATTCTGACCGTCTGCGAACTCTACACGGTCTGCAACGATCTCTTGTACATAATGCTTCTGCCCATCGCTTTCATAGGTGCGTTTGGTGTTTCTGCCGAGGACTGCGATGCGGTTTCCTTTTTTCACATATCTGCCAAGGAATTCGGCTGCTTTATTCCAAGCGGTGCAACTGAGAAACTGTGTTCTTCTGGAGCCGTCATTATTCGCTCCATCGTCAACTGCAACGATGAATGAGCAGACCTTATTTCCGCCAGTGGTGACTTTCACATCCACATCATCGGTAATTCTTCCTACGATTACTGCAATATTCATTTATCCAAACCTCTTCTTCATATCTTCAATTTGTTGCCTCATGTAATCTGGCATAGGCACTTCAACCTTGCCGGATGGATTCGCTGGCTTTGCCTTGTTCTCATACTTGCCATCGAGGATCTTCGCCATATTGGTATCGTTCATGATCCAGTCAAAGTCAGCAGTCCAGTTGTTCTTGTTGTCTCCCTTGAGGAAGTCAGATGCTTCCGTTCTCTCAAAGGCTTCGGTGATTTCATCGATTGAGTATTTTCTGAGCCTTGCCCTGATCTGCTTTTTCCGAGCGTCAGATACCTTTCTCACGGTTGGCAATGATGGGCATTTGTCATGATAGAGATCGATAATTGAGATGTAGTTCACACTAGAAGTATCTTTCTCTATCTCTTTCTCTATACTCTTACTCTTACTCTCGTTATTTTTTGTAACGCTTGCGTAACACTCCAGTAACGGAGGCGTAACAGATTCCTCTTTTTGCTTCTCTCTGAACCGCCTCTGACGGTTGGCGTTGTCATTGTTGGCTGCGCTTCCGATCATGTTACTGATCTCTCTCATAAAGATCGTGCCATCGCTCAGAATCTCCATCATCTTCAGTTCCGTGAATACCTTCACTGCACTTCTGACGATATCGACATTGGTGTTTGTGATGGTAGCAAGCATATCCTCGTTGTAAGGTATCTCATCGTTGAATCGGAGGCTTCCTTCATGGTCAACGGATTCACAGAGCAGTTTCAGATAAAACAGAATGTACTCTTTACCGTTGGGCATTTCTTCAACAATACGGATGTCATGCCGTTTGAAGAAGCCTCTGTTCAGCTTCAGCCAGTAGAAACGCTCATTCATCGAGTGAATACCTCGATACTTGAGTTTTAACGCCTCTGGCAGTCTTCACTGTGATCAGTTCCATCTTGATGTTGTGTCCGAGCTGTCTCAGATCATGAATCCTGGCTGAAAGCCTCATCGATCCGCAATGATTGAGTGCTTCGGTTGGAGTGATACTGCCGTGTTCTTTCATGTATTTCAGAATTAATTCACATTGATTCATTTGGACTTCCCCATTCTCTCTGCAACTGATTTTCGATCAGCCTCATTTGTAACTTGAGTGAATTGATTGCTTCAAAGTTTGCCTTATATACGGCTTCTGCAACATCACGCTTGAATCTTGCTTCAGCAACAGAAGGAATTCCGTAACAGATCTTATCGATCATGCCTATCGCAGTTCCTTCATCACGGAGCTTCAGGCACTCTTGCCGGAGCAACACTTTGTAGTTCTTCTCCGCTTCCGCATAAGCCGTTCCGCTCTGTCTGAGAGCCTTGATCGAGATATCAAGCTGCGATGTCTTCTGTTGTAATTCCGTGTATAAATCCATCAGATATAACTCTTATGCGCTCCTTTCATCCACTCATCGTGTGTATGATCTGCCTCATAATTTATCTGCGCTTGCGCTTTCCATTCTGCCCAGATGCGTTGCCCTTCGGCAGTATTGTGGATGTAGCTATGGTGACCTCTACATAGCCACACCCACGCTCCCGCCTTTTCCGCAAATCGCTTTCTTCCGTTGGTTAATAGGTGATGGAAATCACAGTGCGGTTTGTGGCAGATTAAGCACTCCTCCGATCCATCCGGCATATCGCCTTGGATCAGAGAAGGCGTATCTGTGTAACGATATCTCAGAAGGATTCCACCTTCTGGTTGACCAGTGAGAGATCACGCTTGTCGATCAGCTTCTGCGCATCCTCCTTTGTAAACTCAGAAGGATTGGACAGCTTCTTGCGCTTCAACATGCCAGCCATCTCAGCCTCCGTATAAAGGCTCATGACCTTGGCAAGCTGTTCCTCTGTGATCATCTCTGCTTTCTTTGCTTCCGCTTCTTCCTGTGGGAGATCTTCGCCCTGGTAGATGTAGAAGCCAAGTCCATGCCGTGCGATGCATTTTGTCCACGCTCTCTGAAGTGCGGTGTTCACGTTGAATGATGTGACCTTCTCAACAGGGATTGAGTTGTTCTTGTAGTCCATAATTGGGAAGATCTCGCTTCTGGTTCTCTCGCAAGGTCTGTCAGCATAGGAGTTATCCCAGACGATGGTGACAGAAACATCAACCCAGCATGTTCTGCCGTCTGTCCAGTACGGCAAGCCTTCCGGCGAACGGTTGATGCTTGTATATGACATCGGATACAGACCCATCAAGATCTGCCATGCCCATGCCCATGAGAGATATGAGAGATTGTTCTTCTTCTCAACATGATCATTCACGTTGATCCGATTAAGGACATTGAACGGATCACGATCCATGTAATCGATCTGTTCCGACTGTTTGCGGATCAGATCAGCTGCTTCTCTGCACAGATCATCCATCCGCTCCAGTTCTCTTTTTGCTTCTGCCGGATCGGCATCATAGCCTCTTTCCAGATCGTCAACGAGGCTCTTCACTGTTTCGTTCATTCGCTATTCTCCTAACCACGATGGAGTTGTCATCGTTTTCTGTGGTCTGTAATTTGAATGTTCAAATTTCAGAGCATACAGTCTCTCTTTCGTCACTGCGTTAATAACTTTCAGCATCTCAGCACTCATCTGATCGTGACGAGCCTGTTTCGCTTTGATGTTGTTCAAAATGTTTGATTCAGCTTCAGATGTAATGACATATACATTCACTTCTTCTGTCTGGCCAAATCTGTAACATCTCCTTATTGCCTGATAAAACTGCTCATATGAATCTGACAATCCGCAGAAGATCATCTGATGACAGTTCTGCCAATTCATCCCAAATCCGCAGATGCTTGGCTTTGAAATAAGACGTTTAACATCTTTATTCGCAAATCCGATCATGCCGTATTCTTTATGTTCTTCTGTATCTGATCCCTTGACTTCATAACCATCAGGGACGTGTTCCTTTAAATAAGCACTCTCATCGTTGTAATTGCACCAGATGATAAACTGATCATCAGGGAATTGTTTTACAATCCGAACAGCTTCATTGGCTCTGATATGCAAACTTTCTTTTCTGGCCTGTCTACGTTCTTGAAGTGTTTCGGCTGGCATAGCAAATAGCATTCCTTCTGGTGTTGGCGATTCAGTCACAATGTTTTTGATGTTCAATTTCGGCAGATGATATTTCGTGCCGTCAAAACCTAGATCAGAAGGGTTACGGATCATAATTGCCCATTCAGCGATCCACTTAAAGAACTCATGCACTGAATGTCCTTTTAATCGCCATCCTATGCCGTTTGACGAATCGTTAATAAAATACATTGAGAGCATCTCATTCATCGTCATTACGTTCAGAAACTCAGCGTGATTGCCTAATTCAGTGAAATCATTCGGTGACGGTGTTGCCGTACATGCCAGCTTGTATTTTGTGAATCTGAAACGATTGATCATCTCAGATGTTGTTTTTCCGGCATAGCTTTTCAAAATTGAACTCTCATCCAACACAACACCGCAGAATTGATCTGTATCGAAATGATGGATTTTCTCATAATTAGTGATGTTCACTCCATCTTTGACATCAGCGTCCGATTCGCATAGTGTGCAATCAATTCCAAACTTTGATGCTTCTTTCGCTGTCTGCTTGCTGACTGCCAATGGAGCCAGAATAAGGACTTTTCCATTCTCATGTTTTGCTACGGCATCTGCCCACGCTAACTGCTGAATCGTTTTGCCGAGTCCTGTGTCTTCAAATAAAGCAGCTTTACCTTTGCGGAGCGCCCATTTGACAATATCTCGTTGGAAATCAAATAAATATGGATTGATATCTTCTGGATCGAATCCGCTATCTTCAATCATGACCTCTTTGTTTTTGAGAAAAGCATCATAATCCATGTCATTTGTAAATCCGTCACGAACTACTGCGTTATGATGCAACATGATAAATTCCTCCCGCACTGTGATATCTTTTTCAGCAGTCGGTATTCTCTTTCGCTCATTCGAAATCTCCCCAATCAAATAACGTTTCCTGTTTAAGAGATTCGGCATTAATACAGTTTTTGACGGCTTGCTGATAATAGGTTTCTTTCAATTCGATACCGATACCTTTCCGCCCCATCTTCAATGCCTGATAAACTTCAGATCCAATTCCCCCAAACGGAGTAAGTACAACATCGCCTGGATTCGTCCATAACTTGATTGCTCTTTCGATAACATCCAGTTGAAGCGGGCAGATGTGTTTTTCGTCTTCCGCATCTCTCGCACTTGATGCTTGCAATGTATTGGACTGATTAATATCCATCCATACAGGCGATGCGTATTCTTGCCACAATTCGACAGGAAAAGTTTCGTTTGTGTTTGTCACTGGTTCAGGATTAACGCCAGGCTTACGGAACACAAGCAATTTATCAGGGAATCCTTGTCTGCACATACATGCATCTTTTTTGAGTTGTTTATGTAATAATCCGATTGCCTTTGTTCTCTGCATTGCCGTAACAGGATTTTTCCAAATGCATATTTCCGAGTGATAAATAAATCCAGACTTCTCAAATATCTTGATCAATTCGCCCGGAAAATCCTTCGCTCCGATGAACCCATCTTTAAACTTCATTGCTGGCATAATCATGCAATGTACTGCGATGATTCGCCCCTGTTTAATTACTCTGAATAACTGATCAGCAATAAAAGACATGTGAATGTCAAACTCTGCTGATGATTTGCAATTTCCGATATCACGATCCGAATCGCTGTATGTATACAGATCGATGAACGGTGGACTGAATATTGACATGTGTATACTCTCATCTGGAATGCGCTTCAACACTTCACAACTATCTCCGTTGTAAAATGCAAAATTCCGTCCGATGTACTGATTGATAACTTTATCCATCGATTGCATCCTCACTTGCTTTGATTTCTTCTGACCACTGCACACCGCCATTCGGATGTGACGGTTCACGATACAGGATGTATCTCTGCCGGATGTCGACCAGATCACGATGATCTGAAATGTGTTCCTTGTTCAGTTCAGCGATGTCTGCCACGATCTGATCCATGCGGGCGATGATCTGATCGATCTCGCTGTCATAATGGTCAACTGTCGCATTGTGGACTGTGATGATGTTCGATTCAGAGCTGATCTGCTTCAACTGTGTCTGCTCGATGCTGACGGTCTTCAGATTGAGATAAACCACCGATGCACACACGGCAACGATTGCCAGTACAATTGCGATCATCATCTGTATGCCTCCGCATAGTCCTTTGCTCTTTCAAGCAGATCGTACAGATCTTCAAGGTTTGAGCATTTCCACATCTCGTCATCGTTCAGCTTCCGATCAGCGTACTGATACAGTTCGCCTTTGATCTCTGTCATCATTTCATCGATAATGTCTGCCCAGTTCCCCGAGCCGAAGTTGTAAAGCTTCAGCCAATGGCTATGGAAATCTTCAAGTTCTTCATCGCTCATAGCACAGTCTTTGTAAATTGAGCCATCCTGATCTCTGTGCGTGTTCCATCCGCACTCAACCGTGAAGTTGATCCGCTCATACGATTTGCTAGGAACGTGGTAGATCATGTATGATCCGTCCTCTTTCGGATGATCCTTGATCCGCATCTGAATGAATCTCGTCAGCATCAGAGAGCCTCCGCAATCTTGGCGATTGCAATCAGGGCAAACATTGCAAATGTGGTGAAGATGATGAGATCGTAAATCTGATCAAGATCACGATCCGTGATTGTCTGTTTAATTTTCATTTTTTAATCCTCCATGTTAGAATGAGGATGTCTTTCCAAAGACATCTATTTGGCGGATGTTGCAGCATCCGCTTTTTTGATTCTGTCGAGCATGTCCTTACATTTCTTTCCTGTTATGCGCTCAACAGTCTCCTTGCGAACCCTTGATGGTTCAGATCTGAATTTAAGTTCCTCTCTGTCGATCCGATCAGCTTCGGCAAACGTTCTTTCCGCAGAGCGTCTGGACATCTGCCAGCCGATCCGTATTCCCTCTCTTGTGAGGTACTCATCAGATGACAGAATCTGAATCCGATCTCTCATGCTCCTCCTTTCCGATCAACGCTCCGTTGACCTTGTGTGTAAAAAAAATCAGACCTCGATGTTCTTCGCCGGAATCTTAGTGAACTCAGACAGTTTGACAACATCATCTCCTGTCATCTTCACTCTTCCGGCTGATACATTTAGAAGGTGGTCAGCTTTGATGCCTGACTGCTCTGCCAGTCTTTCGATGCTCATCCGCATGTAAGCTGCCAACATCTTGACGGTGAATTTTACTTCCTCCATCGCTCCTCCTTTCTGATCAACGCTCCGTTGACAATACCTAATTTAAATCAACGCTCCGTTGATTGTCAACAGTTTTTTTGCATTTTTTTCAAATGATATGTATAGTGAGGATGGAAACGGAGAGTTTACTATGAAAAACTACAATGTGAAAATAGGTGCTTATCTTGCCAAAGAGCGAAGAGCCAAGAAAATCACACAGGCTCAACTCGCTGATCGGCTTGGAGTGACCAAGGCAGCCGTATCAAACTGGGAGCGTGGAAAGCGCACGATCTATGCTGATCAGATGCTTGAGTACTGCGATCAGCTTGGCATTGACCCACAAGAACTAATCAAGTCTGTCACTGGAGCCTAATATGCCAGCCTACAAGGACAAAAACGGCACTTGGTATTATTCATATAAAAGGCGTGATCCTGTTACTGGCGGTTGGAAAAATATCAAGAAACGAGGCTTCCGCACCAAGGCAGAAGCAAAGGCAGCCGAACGTGAAGCGATGGCATCAGGCACTTCCTCGACCAGTACCACATTCGCTGAGATGGCGAAGCTATGGGAGGAGTTTACAAACTGCTCTGATATTGTTAAGTCCAAGCACAGGGAGCATTTCACGATCCGCTTTGCACAATACTTAGACTGGCCTGTAGAATCGCTGACAAGACCTGTTTTAGCGCAATACAGAGCTACGCTTGCCAAGGATGGCAGATTCTCTACCACCACAAAGAATCAAACTCTGCGCTTTATTAGAGGCGTTCTCCGTCATGCTCATGACATCTACGGCTTGCCGGACAGATCGAGAGTGCTGGCATCGCTCAAGGAAACCGATGAGGAAGCGATGGAAGAGTTTGAAGTGTGGGAACCAGAGGAATTCAATCGCTTCATCGAATGCGTTGATAATCCACTGTATGCTCTGTACTTCACCTTCATCTATTGGACTGGATGCAGACGAGGCGAAGCCATAGCGATCCAAAAGGATCAGATCGGTGATCACACCGCCACGTTCAAATACAGTCAGATCAATCAGAAAGACGGTCTGAAGCCTACCAAGACCAGATCCATACGCACGATCAAACTGGATGACCAATTGTTCGATCAGTTGCAACCGCTCCTCAGAGAGCCTGGAAAGTACCTGTTTGGCGGTGATACTGGTTTATCGCCGTCCATCATCCGTGACAATTTCCGCAAAGGCATTCGGATCAGCGGAGTGAAGCCGATCAGACTGCACGATCTCCGGCACAGCCACGCCTCATGGCTGATCAATAATGGCGTGAACATTGTGGCAGTCAGTAAACGCCTTGGGCATAAGGACATTGCAACCACCCTGAGAGTATATACTCACCTGTTTGAATCGTCTGATAATGAGATGATGTTCAAGATAAACGCCTTCAAATCTAAGTAATTTTCTCCCATTTTTCTCCCACGCATTAAAAAAGCCTCTGTTTATGAGGCTTTTTGAATATAAAACTAGAACAGTGACATCTACAGAATATTGTCATGCGTTGTCATACACTGTCATATACTGCCGTTTTCTGTCACAGACTGCCATGAGCAGATACGGTTTTTCTGATTTTTTCTCCCAAATTTTCTCCCAATAAAAAAAAGACCGTCACCAATTGGCAACGGTCTAAAACTGATCAGAACGTAAGGGGAGTGTTCCTTTCTATTTTATGAGTATTCAGTTTTTCTTTTTGAATCAGCAGCAAGTGAATGAATTAGATCATAGGCTCTTCTCACCGCTCCTCTGGAAGCAATCTGATCACTTCACATTTTTGTTTTCTTTGCCATGATTTCATCGTGAATCTTTGTTCCTGTATTGTTAAAGCCAAGTTCGTGATATGGCTTATACAGTGAACTCATTTCTTCTTGTACCTGTACAGGCACTTCATCCTGGTCACGATATTTCTCGTAAATCTTGAACATTGCATTTCTCAGTAAAGCACCAAGCGCATTGTTGATTGCATCGTTTTCCGCCTTTACCTTTTTCATCCGACCGATCAAAAAACCGACAGTCAGTGATGCAATTGCTCCATATATCGGATTGAAAAATGTCCAAAAGTTCATGACTGATCTCCTTTGAAGAAGATCGCATTGATGCCCTCATTCAAGCCAGTAGCGGAGAAGCCTGATGCGATGCCTTCAAGGAACAGCGTGAAATCCATTGCTCCGTTAATCCAGAATACGAACAGAATGCCGAGCAGTCCGGCAAAGAGCGGAATGTAGTCAGACAGGTTGAATCTGTCAAACACAGGCTTTTTGATGATCTGAATGATCAGCCATACGGCAGTCATCACTGTGACTACAACATAATCCTTGATGTCCATTTTATCTGCCCTCCTTAATTTCGTTAAGGCATCTGCATTTTACCCAGTAGCCAAGCTCCTTGATGTATGCAGTATCTTCTTTGACATTGACTGCTCCTACGGTCAGAGTGCCGTGGAATGCACAACCGCTTCCGATATGGAGGATCTGATCGCACTTTCCGTCAAGTTTGTCAACCTCGTCAACATCCTTGCACGGAATCCAGCCACCGACCCATGAGTTGTACATCTGCCAACCGCCGTTCTTCCATCTCATGCGTTCGACATAGAAACCCCATGAGGTGCAGACAGAGCCGACAGTGAGGATCTGATCAGGACGTTTAGCCGGAGCCGGAGTTACATCCTTATGGGCGAAGATCTTCGGTCTGAAAACACCGATGATGCCCTGCCACGGAATCCGCTGAACAGTTACCCATGGATAAGGCTGATTCTGACCGAGGAAATAGATCTCATTCTGTCCGTTATCGTGATCGTAAATGGCGATATGAGAATACGGACAGTGCGGAGATCTGTTTGTCCATACAACAATATCACCAGGCTGCATCTCAGCCTTCAGACCGATGTCATCGCAGAAATTCAGAATACCGTTTGTTGCTCTCTGGTTGGCGATGTCCTTAACATAGCCGGACTGACCGCAGTGGATTTTGTGACCGCCAATATACAAAAAGTATTTATTGGCGAGATCCCA